ACGAACCTGGTGAAGGAACACCAAAATGTGTTTCATCTTCTAAGAGAGCAAGTATGACAAAGGCAGAAAGATTATCTGCTGCACGTCGTAAGAAAAAAGCAGATCCTGGTCAACAGCAAAAAACTGGTGCTGCAAAACCAACATATGTTTCAACCGATAAACCCAAAAAGAAAATGAAAGAAGAAACTGATTTTATAAATTTACCCCTTCAACTTGAAGTGCCTCAAACGGAAGGAGAATTTAAACTGGGCCTTATGTTCCGTGAAAGTTTGGAACAAGACAGAGGAATGCTTTTCATATTTGAAAATCCTGATCGTCATTCTTTTCATATGAAGAACACATCAATTCCACTTGATATTGCGTTTATAAAAGAAGATGGGACGATAGACAGTATTAAAGAATTAAATCCAAATAGTTCAATCGCAGTTTATCCAGACAGCGAAATAGTATTTGCAGTTGAAGTAAATCGTGGTTGGTTTGCAGAAAATGATGTTAACGTGGGTGACGCATTAATCGAAGATCAAGCAGAAGTAATAACTGAAGTAAAAGACAAGAAGGGTAAAGGTAGTGGGTCTAAAGATGCCTGTTATCATAAAGTCAAGTCAAGATACTCTGTGTGGCCATCTGCATATGCATCAGGTGCATTAGTTAAATGTCGTAAGGTGGGTGCTGCAAACTGGGGAAATAAATCAGAAGAAGTTGAAATTGTAAATGAAGTTAGTAAAAAAACTTTAGGTAGTTATGTCAAGAAAGCAGCAACAGAAATAGGTGTAAGTGCTATGAAAGGTGACTATAAGAAGATGCAGAAGAGACACAAAGGTGTATTAGATGCAAGTGATAAACTTCAAAAAGAAGGTGCGTATATGGGCCCTAGCAAAGATGATTTAAAACTTATAAACAAAATGTATGATAAGAAGGGTAATAAGTCTGATTTTGGTAAGAAAGCAGCAGAGTATGAAAAGAATATGGATCCTAAGAAACGTCAGGCACTTAAGGATAAAGCAACTAAGGGTATGAAGTTTACCCATGAAGGAATGTCTTACGGATTATATAAAGGATCTGGTAAACCAGGTGGTGCTATGAAAGATTATCTTGATAAGAAAGCAAAGATGCTGACTAAAAAGAGAAATAAACAATCCGATGCTGCTAAAAATAATCCTCATTTTGATAGCACACAACCATCACCTTCTGGTAGGAATAAGTATGAGCAAGTAACTTTTCAACAGTTTCAAGAAAAGTGTTGGCCAGGTTATGAGAAGAAAGGTATGAAGACAATGTTCGGAAAGAGATATCCAAACTGCGTTAAGAAGAAAAAATGAGAAACGAACCGTGGAATAATCAACTGGATAATAGAAACTATCTATCTCCAGTTGGTTTTAAATTTGTAATTACAAAAGCACCAAAAGCAGATTTCTTTTCAAACTCAGCAAATATACCAGGTATCAATCTTGGTTTTGCAGAGCAACCTACTTACCTAAAAAATATTCCTGTTGCTGGTGATAAATTAACTTATGAGGATTTTAATCTAACATTTTTTGTGGATGAAAATCTAGAGAATTATATGCAAGTTCATAATTGGTTAAAAGGTCTTGGATTTCCTGAAAGTATTCAACAATTTATTGATTTAAAAAGAGGTGATGAATATACACCAGAACCAAGTGCAAGAAGTGCACTTAATGAATATTCCGATGCAACTTTAATCATCTACAATAGCAATTTCAATGAGATATCAAAAGTTCATTTTAAAGATGTATTTCCAATATCACTCTCAACTATAGAGTTTGATGCAACTGCAGGCGACATTAATTATGTCGTGGCCACAGCTACTTTTAAGTATTCTATATACAATATAGAAGTTATGACTTAATTTATGAATCTTGATGAAATTCAAGCATTATGGGATGAAGATTCAAAAATAGACCAAGATGAATTACATGTAGAGTCTACGAAGATTCCATCCTTACATGCCAAATATTATAAAATTTATAATAATTTAACTCTTCTTAAAAAAGTAGAAGAGATCAAATTAAAACAAACAAAAAAAGAAAAATGGTTATATTATACTGGAAAAGCAGACCCAGAGATATACATAGATAAACCTTTTGATCATAAAGTCATAAGACAAGATATGGATATGTATCTCGGTTCTGATGATGACTTGATCAAAATTCAAAGCAAAATGGATTATTATCAAGTAATGTTAAATTATTTGGATAGTATTCTCAAGAGTATTACTAATCGAACTTATCAAATAAAAAATGCTATAGAGTGGCAAAAGTTTATTCGAGGTTACAGTGACTGACATTATCATCAAAAAGAAGAATGAAGTATATGTGACTGTCAAGGCAGAACCACATATTAATCAGGAGTTATCAGATCTTTTTACATTTGATGTGCCTGGTGCAAAATTCATGCCACAATATCGTAGTAAGTATTGGGATGGTAAGATACGTTTGTACTCTCCAGCTACTGGTGAGATATATGGTGGTCTTGTTGATAAAATTGTTTCATGGGCAAAAAAGTCAGAATATAGTTTAGAGTTTGAAAATAATCAGTTTTATGGTGCACCTTTTGAAGAAAATGAAATTATAAGTCGAGAAGGAGTCAAGGACTATATGACTCGTATCTCAAAACATAAACCAAGAAATTATCAAATAGATGCGGTTTATGATGCACTGAGATATAATCGTAAGTTATTGATATCACCTACAGCATCAGGTAAATCACTGATGATTTATTCTGTTGTCAGATACTATGCAGAAAAAAATAAAAAGATACTTTTAGTTGTTCCAACCACATCTCTAGTTGAACAGATGTTCAAAGATTTTCAGGACTATGGGTGGGACGCAGAAAATTATTGTCATCGAATCTATGCAGGTAAAGAGAAGACAAATGAAAACCCTGTTACGATCACAACTTGGCAATCAATCTATAAATTAAAAAGACCATTCTTCAAAGATTTTGAAGTGGTGATTGGTGATGAAGCACATCTTTTCAAATCTAAGTCACTCATAAGCATCATGACAAAGATGGATGCTGCCAAGTATAGATTTGGATTTACTGGAACTTTAGATGGTACACAGACTCATAAATGGGTCTTAGAAGGATTGTTTGGGCCTTCTTACAAAGTTACACAGACAAAAGAACTCATTGATAAAGGACATCTATCAAAACTTCAGATACACATACTAATTCTGAAACATAAACCACAAAAGTTTGAAGTATATGAAGAAGAACTACAACATATAATTACACATCAGAAAAGGAATAATTTCATCAAGAACCTAGTTCTAGACTTAAAAGGTAACACTTTGGTGCTATTCAGCAGAGTTGAGACACATGGTCAACCACTTTACGAACTCATAAATAATTCCATACAGAATGACCGCAAGGTATTTTATGTGCACGGTGGTGTTGATGCCGAAGAAAGAGAACGGATCAGAGAAATCACTGAGACCGAAAAAAACGCAATCATAGTAGCATCTTATGGAACTTTCTCCACAGGAATTAACATTAAAAATCTTCACAATGTCATTTTTGCTTCTCCCTCTAAGTCAAGAATACGAAATCTTCAGTCGATTGGACGGGTTTTAAGAAAAGGAGACAGCAAGACTCAGGCAGTCCTCTATGACATTGCGGACGATATTACGCATTTGTCAAGAAGAAATTACACACTCAATCATCTTATCGAAAGAATTAAAATTTACAACGAAGAAAAATTTAATTACGAAATTGTTCAAATTGACTTAGGAGAAAAATGACAGATAAAAAAAAGGAAGAGTCACAAGATTTTTTAGCCGTCATTAAATTAGTTTCTGGTGAAGAAATTATATCAACTGTAACTTCATGTGAAGAAGATGATAGAACCTTATTACTATTAGATAATCCAGTTATGTTTGAAAATGTAATGATTAGAAATAATGGAGTAGGAGCAATTAAAGTTATACCTTGGGTTCAAGCAGCCACTGATACAATTTTAATATTAGATATGGATAAAGTAATCACAATGTCTGAGGTATTTGATAAAGAAGTAATTCGTATTTACAATCGTTACATGACTGATAAAGATCGAGAAACGAATGAATCTATTATAAGTAAAGATATGGGATATTTATCTAGCGTAACTGAGGCGAGAATATTTTTAGAGAAACTATATAAAAGAAAGAATAATAGCTAATATGTCTCTTAACCCTTAACAGAGTTATTGTACATATATTTCGTTACTTTGTCAAGTCCCCTTGGCAATTTTTAATATTTTGTGTTATAATTAACATAACTAGCGGAGATCGTATGAAATGCCTAGAACTAGAAAAAGGTCGGAACATTACGTAAATAACAAAGAATTTTTAAATGCAATTGTCATTTATCGTAATCAATGTAAAAGAGCAGAGGAAGCTGGGGAAGACAGACCTCGTATCACAAACTATCTTGGAGAGTGTTTCTTGAAAATAGCAACACACCTGTCATATAAACCAAACTTTGTAAACTATATGTTTCGTGAGGATATGATTTGTGATGGTATTGAAAACTGTGTTCAGTATATCAAAAACTTTGATCCAGAGAAATCTTCAAACCCATTTGCTTATTTTACTCAAATCATACACTATGCATTTCTACGTCGTATTCAAAAAGAAAAGCGACAAATGGATATCCGTGCTAAAATTATAGAAAGATCTGGATTTGAAGAAGTTATGTCAGCTGATGGTAACTTCAATGCATCTGATTATAATACAATAAAAGAAAATATACAAGCAAAACAAAATTCATGAAGGTTGCAATTATTACAGATACACACTTTGGTGCTCGAAAAAGTAGTAAAGTTTTTCATGACTTTTTTCAAAAATTTTATGATGATATATTTTTTCCTACTCTAGAGGAGAAAGGTATCAAAACCTGCATTCATATGGGTGATGCATTTGATAATAGAAAGAATATTGATTTTTGGGCTTTAAACTGGGCAAAGAAAAATGTATATGATCGATTCCAAAAAATGGGAATCAAAGTATATCAACTAGTTGGAAATCATGACGTATACTATAAAAATACAAATGAGATTAATGCAGTTGAATCTTTATTGGAAGACTATGATAATATAGTTTCAATTTCTTCTCCAGACACTTATAAGATTGGTAAATCAAATTTCTTTATGATACCTTGGATATGTGCTGATAACTATGATGAAACTAAAAGTAAAATTAGTCAAACAAAATCTAAAGTTGCTTTCGGTCATCTAGAAGTAAACGGC